GCGGAAGCGCAAAAACCAGCGCCGCCCACCTGTGCAGACGTTGGATCCAGAATTTGTACATCGCAATCCATCACAGCTGCGCACGGCCCGCCCTGCGAGCGCGACACCGAGGCCCGGCGGCTCGCGGTCTCACGCAAGCGAGGGCGTGGGTATTGGAACAAAGCCGGGCGAGAATTCAGAACGGCGGCGAAGCCGAAATTCAGAACGGCGCCACGAAAGGCGGCTAAATACATCGATACAAGTGGTCGGGGCAGCGGGATTCGAACTCGCGACTTCTTGCTCCCAAAGAAACCGAGCAATCCGCCTTTGCTGCCATTTTGCGTGATTTCACATGCGATTGATCGCCTTTCGTTCGTTTCGCGTTCACGGGTATCCTGGACGTTTCCTGGACACCGGCCTCATGTTCTCAGCACGCCGCTCGTCCGTCAACCACGCGGCTGCTGGTCCTCGTAACGCAAAAAAAAAGCCCCCGCCGCCGACCCCGGGGGTTGGGGTTGATCGGCGACGGGAGCCTGCTCGACCGGAGATTGGGTGGCCGGCCGAGGCTGCTACGCGTGGGAGGCGCGTGGCAGATGGGTTATCGGATCACCAGATCCGGGTGATCCAGAGACCGAGGCCAACCCCCAGCACGAGGCACGGGACGCCCCAGATCCTCATGGTTCGGGCGACGGAGAAATCATCTCCTGGGGCGGCGGCTTGTCGGGCGACGGGGCTTGCGCCGGCGCCGTTGCAATCAGGCCGAGTCCCACCGCGAGCACCATGAGTGCTCCCAGCGCTTCCCCGAACCGCTTCACCAACTCCGTCGTCGCCGTAAGGGCTCCCGTGAGGGCGCTGAGCAAACCCTCCGTAGCCGTAGGAGGCGGGGTAGAAGGGCTCGTATCCAGCGTCGAGGCCACTGCTGCCTTCTGCGCTTTGAGGGTAATAACCTCGTCGCGCAACGCGTCCTGTTTCTGGAAGAGCGTCCGGATCGCCTCCAGCGAGGACCTCTGGTAGCCCTTCACCTCCCCAATATCCTCGCGGACGTCCCCCATCTCCGCTCTCACGGCTCTGAGCTCGGCCAGCACCATCGCCAAATCCGGCGGAGGAGGATGCCCCCAAATCTGTTGTCCACTCATCGTTCGCTCTCATGCTCGAGCCCTTCTCGCCGATCTCTCACCGCCAAATGCTGTCCAGCCAGCCGATCGGGTCGATCGGTGGCGCCTGGGCCTTGGGCTGCCCGCTGGGGGCCTTGGGGGGCGCCTTTGGAACGGCCGTTGCCGGGGCTGTGGCGGCCGCTGGCGGCCGTTCCGGAGTTGCGCGCCCTACCCCCGCCGTCCAGGCGCCCCAGGCGACAGCGACCAGCAGCAGCGTGGCCGGCACTGATTTGGTGATGTGGTCCACCGCCTCGGCCAGCTTCGCGCCGGCGTAACCCAGAACTCCCATCACCAGCCACACGCCGATGTTGACGAGGCCCTCGGCCGCTTTGGCGATCAGACCCACAACCGGACCTGTCGTGGCTGACGCGGCCCAGCCGAGGCCGAGCCGCGTCGCGATCTTGATCACGATTCCCCAGACGCCGAGCCCGGGCACCGCTACGCTGAGAGCGCTGAGCGCCCAATCGATCAGGTCGCTCATGCCGTCACCTTCGTTTTCTTCACCGTTTTGCGCTTCGGTGTGGCCTTCTCGACCGCGGCCGAGATCATCGCGTCCACCTCGGCCTGCGTGAACGTCGCCGGCGCGGGATCGGCCGCTGAGGCAAATGCATCCTCCGCGCCGTCATCGGTCGGCACCTCATCGGTCTCGTAGTCCGGCTTTGTGAGGTCGCCGGCGTTGGGGCGGAGGCGTTGCCAGGCGCGATACCCCTCGAACGCGAGGGCGCAGACTGTGAGGACGAGGCCGAGCTGCACCGGCCACGGCATGCCGGCTGCGTCGGTGAGCTGCTGCCCCGCCGCGACAGTCGAGCCGACGGACGACGCAGTCTCGGGCAGCATGCCGATCATCTCACCAACGACCTGCGCGGCGCGCTCGACGCCATGCCACACGGACCAAAGCAGAGCGCCCAGCGTCCCGATGGCGCTGACCGTCCTCTGCTGGATGCCGGTATCGGTGAGGACCTCCTTTGCGGAGCGCACGGCCGCCACCGGCCGGCGGTAGCCGAGCACCTGGCTGCCGGCGCCCGTGCGAGCCACGACCGTCCGCGTGACGGAATCGGAGTTGCCGGACGGCCCGCGCTGGTTGCCGCCGATGATCGTGAGGTGGGTCGCCGTGAAGCTTTCGACGAAGGCGACGTGACCTTCCCACGAATTGGGGCTGACCCGCCAGAAGATGACAAGGCAACCCTCTTCCGGCTCGTCGAGTGCATGGCCGTACCGGAGGTACTTTCTCGCCTCCAGCACACCGGGCAGGTGCGCGCAGCCGCTGCGCATCAGCATGGCGCCCGCGAAGGCCGCACACCAGGCGGTCTCGTCGTTGCGGATCGTGCTGCCGACGTCGGCGAAGCACTGCACGATGAAGGGATTGTGCTGCTTGGGTCCCGGGATCTCGCGCTCACCGAGATGGCTCCGCGCCATCTCGAGCGGCTTGAGATTGACGGCCGGCTGCTTGCGATCGAGCAGAATGCTCCCCCCGCGGATCACGGTGACAAACTGCTCGTGAGCCTCGGCCCACTGCGCATCCGACATCGGAAACTCGATGCCGGCCTCGTGCCAGGCCATGGCGCGGCCGACGTCGATCGCCGCAGCCGGATCCTCGAGGCGCGCCTTGGTGATTACGTCGCCGCGGCGCCAGCGCGAGCGCTTCTCGATCGACGCGGCGTAGCCGTCGGTCCGGGCGCGGGCTTGCGCCTGCAGCAGCCGACCCTCCATGACCTTGCCACGGACATCGAGCGCCTTGCCCTTCGCCTCGATCGTCGCGCCGTCACCCCATTTGTGGAGCGCGTCCCACAGCGTCAGCCCGGCATAGACAGTGTAGAGCAGATGGAACAGCGCGCCGGCGCCATCGACCGACGTCGGAAACGTCGCGATGGTATTGCGCGCGCCGTCATTGAGCGTCGTGCTCTTGGTCGCGCCGAAGCGCTTGGCGCTCGAGCCGAGCCCCATCGCACCCGGGTTTTTATGCCGGATGGACGCCGGGATCAGCGTTGCCGTGGTGGTCATGTCGATCTCCCAATAAAAAAGGCCGGCGTAAGCCAGCCCGTGCGGATAGTTGGTGCTGTGGTGCCGATCAGATCGGCCAGTGCGCGTCGTCGGCGTAATCCTGCGGCGGGTCCGCTTCGAGTTCGTTCGACGCGGCCCGGATCGCTTTGATCCCGTCGGCGAGCGCCTGCAGGGCGGCTGCCTCGATCTCCTCCGCCTCGCTCAGAACCGCACCCAGCGCGCGCTTGTTCACGAGCTCGGTCGCGCGCATCTGTGCATTGAGCTGCTTTATGAGGCACGATTGCAGGTCGGCCGCGCCTGTGAGCGCGATGATGCGCCGCTGCGCCTCTGTGCGGATCATGTCGGCCGTCACTACCAACTGCGCCGTCACGCCCTCGAGCATGCCTGCCGCGAGGAGGCCCTGATACTGCTCGTCAGTGTAGCGGTTCACCGCGCCACCGCCGAAGTCCACGTTCCACAACTTGCTCATGTGTCCTCTGTGTCCTCCTAGACCAGCCAGCGATTAACGCCCGGCACGACCAAGACGTTGTTGTCCACGTCGGTTAGACCGCCCATGAGTGCGGGGCAGGCCAGCAGATATTTATGCCCCGACGCAGAGCAGTAGATGCGCAGCGGCATCGGGTTGTAATCCACACTGGACCGTGGATTGAGACTGTCGAGACACAGCAACGTGACCCATCCGTCTGCGGGTGAAATCAGGAATTGAGACGGCTGCTCGACGCCGTCTTTGTAGGCGACCAGGCCAGCGTATCCAACGTACAGGATCGGAGCATCGAGCGCCCTGATATGGGCTCGGAACGTCAGTTTCGGAGGGCGAGGGCCGAATGTCAGGAAGGAGGAAAAATAAAACGACGTGCCACCTTCAACGACCGCGGTTGATGCCGTGCCAGACCCAGACGTGATTTGCGCGATAAAGAACTCGACGCCGTAGCGGCGGTACGCGGAATTCTTGCACTTGTCGATGAGCGACTTGACTTCTGTTGCCAGCGCGCCCGCGGCGCCGCCGTAGTCGTTGTTGTTGGTGATGAACTTGCCGTAGTTTGCCGACGACGCTCCGTTATAGAGCGAGATGTAGCTCGGCAGTGCAAACGTGGTTGCGTACTCCGTAGCAGCCGAGTTGCCCGCAAACCGCCCGCTGTCCGCGAACAGGTTGATCGAGTAGTCGGTGAGCATACTCGCGAGGTTGAGAGACGCATTGGCCGAGAGGTTCTTGGCGTAGACTAGGTTGATGGAGTGGCTCTTGTCCGAATCCGAGAGCTGCAAGCCATCAAAGCCCAAGCCATCCCCGCCCAGCTTCGTGAGGCCGTTTGCAACCGGCCGCACCCGGCCCTGGCTGTCGATCGCGAGACGATCTGTGACCGCCGCGGCGCCATCGGACGTCGTGCCGAACACCAGCCTGCCTGGCATGTCATTCGTGCCCGGAGTGCCGTCGACCTCCGCCAGAATGCGCCCGCCCTCGATGAACTGCGTGCCATCGGAGCCCGCGAAGTAAAGGACGCCCAGATCATCGCCGCTCTGGACGACCGTGTGCGATCCTGCAGATGCGTGCCGCGACTTCGCGAACATGAAGGTCGGGCCGTTGGCTGCCGCCTGATAGCGTGCGAAGCCCATCCCGGATGTGGCCGCATCTGTGCCGGCGACATCAACAGCGCAAGCGAGACCAAAAATGCCGTTACCTGCTGCCAGGCCAATGCGCAGCGGGCCGTTGAAATAGCTCGGCGCCGCGCCCGTCGAATAGAGCTGCCAGTTATTGGTGCCCTTGGTCTGCGGCTCAATGTAGATGCCGTAGTTGTTCGTAACGGTGGCGCTGCCAGTCGGGTTCTTGAGCCACAGGCCATAGTGCATGCCCACCGTGCCCCCATCCAGCACGGCCGTGTGGAAGAACCCGCCGATGTCGTTGATGGCGCCATCGCTGTCGTAGTCGGGACGCGACTGGAACGAGACGTAGTGGTCATAGGACGCAGTCCCTTCGAAGGTCACGAAAGCGTCGAACGAATTGACGCCCACCGTGCCCGACCGGATGACGACCGAGTTGTCGGCAAACCCGTGGGCGTTGCCCGCGCCCGTGTTGTCGATGTTGCGCCGGATCAGTGCCATGGTATCGACACTGAGCGGAGCAGTGGTCAGGTCGCCAATGTGGAGCGGTGCCTGCGGCTTGTTGTTGAGCACCCCCAGCTTACCGTTGGCCCGGCGGTACCACAGGCACCGCCAGTTGCCTGACGCGTCGGATCCGAAGGCGGCTGCGTCCTCCGCCGCCGTCTCGATGTTGAGCCCGTTCGGAAGAATGAGGGTGGTCGCGTTGTGCGTGAGCGTGAGGGCACCCGCGAACGTCACGACGCGCTCACGGTTGGGCTGCGTGCCGAAACTGGTAATCGTCGTCGTGCCGGTCACTCGGACCATGACGGTGTTGGCCGCGCCGATATCACACGTCGAGGCGGATGCGACATCGCTCGATGGGTAGCCGGCGCCTGCCAGCCACGCTGCGCGGGTGCCGCCATCTTTGATGAGCTTTCCGCCGGTCCCATTGTAGAGCGCGATGTTTCCATCGGCGGTCACTGATGCTGGACCGGTTACGTCGCCACCTCCTGCACCGAGGTCCCAGCCGTCCTCGGTGGCATTGACCTTCGGGACCTTGCCAGCTTGGCCAGCCAGGGATGACGGCAGGTTCACGGCCGCAGCCGCATCCTGCGCGATCACGGCGCTTGCGGCGGCGGCTGTGGCAGCAGCGCCAGCGGTGTCGGCCGCGGTCTCTGCCGAGGACACCGCTGCGCTCGCGCTGGCCGCGCTCCCGCTCGCTGCGCTCGCAGAATTGGCGGCATTGGTCGCTGACGTCGCCGCGGCATCTGCACTGTTGCTCGCCGCAGTCGCACTCCCTGCCGCCGCGGTCGCTGAACCAGCCGCGGCCGTTGCCCACGTCGACGCCGTGCCAGCGCTCACGGCCGCCTCGCCCGCTTTGGTCGTCGCGGCGCCCGCGCTCGTCGATGCGGACGACGCGCTCGCCGATGCGTTGGTGGCGGAGGTCGCCGCAGCCGACGCGGACCCCGCTGCAGCCGTCTGAGACGCGGCTGCGGCCGTTGCGCTGCCCGCTGCGGCCGTTGCGCTGCCCGCTGCGGCCGTTGCATCAGTTTCGGCGTTGGCGGCGGACGTCGCCGCGGCGCTCGCGTGACCGGATGCCGCCGTCACATGACCCGCTGCCGTTGTGACATGACCGGCCGCTGTCGTCGCGCTCGCGGCAGCGGCCGTTGCCGACGTGGACGCCGCATCCGCCCAGTCTTCGATCTGGTCCGCCAGTGCCTCGAGCTCTGGCGTCAACTCAGGCGACAGCGGCGGCCCCCAGCCGTCCTCGCCTTTGGCGTAGACAGCAATGATCTCGTTCGTCGATGGGTTGATTTTGTAATAGATGGTGTTCGGACCACCCAGATCCGGCTCCGGATCGGTCGTTCCTCGCCGGATGCTGACGTTGCTGTCGAGGTACTCCTTGAGCCGCTGCGTCTGTACAGCCGCCGCGGCCAGTCGGTCCGTGAAGCGGAACAGCAGATAGACCGGATCGGCATCTCCCTCGGCGATCGTCGTGCCCTGATAGGGCGGATCGATCGTCAATTGGTCATTCTCAGCCGCGTCCATCGTCACGGCATAGATCTGTCCGTCCGGCAGACGGATCGGTGATCCTGCCCATGCGTTCCCGACAAATTGCGTCCCTACTCCGCGCACGGTCGTCGATCCGTTTGCGACATAGATCGACCCCTGCCGGTAGGCGCGAACCCCCGATGCCATGACTGTTTCCTTCTGTGCGATAGCTAGAGCTAGCTGAAAAGCCCGGTCTTAAGCTTCCATTGAACCGTGTGCGCACGGTATCCAGCGAGATTGTTTGTCGGCCCTCCGAGAACGATACGTCGCTGCTTGAGCCAAACATGTGCCCCGGACACATAGAACCGATACGTCAGCAAATCGCTGGGGCTGGTGCCATAGCTCCCATTTGCCAACTTAGGCGGCGAGTCCAGGATCCAGATTAGATCGCCGCCGAGGTAGGTGGTCCAACGATCGAACCCAATCGCCCCGCCTACGCTGCCGCTGAACCGAACCGCACCAATTACGTGTGTGCACGCGGAATGACAGGAACCGAGATCCCATGTCAGCTCGTCATTCACAGTTTGGCCGTTATTCAGCAGGAGCTGCGCAATGTTCACGTATCCAGCGATGATAGGACCCACGGGATGAAACAGGCCATCATCCGTGTCGAGGCGAAGGCCTCCCGTCTCATCCGTCGCCCGGATACGTCCGGCAGATCCGAAAAAGCTCACAGGGCAACCGACGTTGGCGTGTTGCTCGGTGCGGACGGTAGAGGAACCGTAATCCTCGAGTTCTTCGCGGTCCCGCTGACGACGTATCCTCCGCAGCTATAGCGCCATGAAAAGATCCAATACGTCGAGTTGAGATTGACCGAAACGCTGGGGCCGGCAAGCAAAGTCGTCCGCGAGGCGCCCGTCGAGCGTCTCAGATAGCGAAATAGCGTATCGAAAGCGCCGATCGAGAAGCGGATAGGCGAAATCCCGAGAGTAGGCACTATAAGAGCTCCTCAGTGATCCAAACCGTAATTGGGATGGTGATGGCGGAGAACTGCGCGTGGCTCGATCTACTGGGACAGACTGTGTACTCGAAGATCTGGACGTGCGTGGAATTCGCGCCGAGTGATAGGATCCTCTTCCAAGGCGACGTAGCATCGATCGCGTTTTGAACCGGCACACTGCCAGTCGCGCTCACGTCGTAAGCACCGATGCGGAACGACCCGAGCACCCACGGGATTCCCGGCCGGCCGTGCGCGAACAGATCGTAGCTCACCCTGTGCACATAGCCGTTTCCCTCTCGGTACGGCAGGGGCAGATTGATGACCCGCTCGTCTATTACCTTCGTATACGGGAACGACGTGTGGAACTTGATCCGGCCGTTTGCCAGATGATTTAGCGGGTTCGCGAGGGGATCGTCGTCCGTCGAAGTGAGAGACGGAACCTGATATATGGCAACCGCACTGTCTGGAGTGCTGGCGCGCAACCTCATGAGCATTTGCTACACCGTGAACTGGAGAATGCCGTTCTTCATATCGATGAACGAACTCCCGTCAGTTTTTCCCCACCAACCATCCGCAACGCGGAACTGATAGCTGTTCGACGTGTCGCGCATCAGTCCAGCAGTGATGATCCCGAGGTTCGCGACGATGGCAGACAGCGACGCGAACGAGGCTTCCCCCGAGACGAAAGAGTCCGTGATCATTTGCCCCTTGAAGACGAACTTGTTCACGCCGCCGACGGTCTTGATCGCGAGGAATGGCATCGGGTTGCCGCCATTGACCGACGGGTGAGAGAAGTAAACATCGTCGCCAACGAACGTCAGCGATGTGCCGAACTCGTTCCCAGCGATATCGACAAGCGCCACCTTGCCATTCGCGTTGATACCCAGTGTCTTCCGCGCGCGGACACCGTCGATGCTCTCAGCTAAGTCGAAGACGCTCGCCTCGTTGTTGCCAACACGGGTCGTAAGTTGTGAGAGGCTGCTGGCCGTTGCAGTCTGGGCGGTTTCCATGTTGGGGATCCGCTGATCGACCGATACGACCCAACTTTGCGTGCCGGGCGCCGTGGCGACACGGATCTGGTTGCCCATTCCGGTGTGTATCCAGATGTCTCCGGCCGCGAGCGCAACGGGTGCGGTGTTCTGCCGGAAGACGCGGTTCTTCGTGCCGGCGAGGACCTCGACCTGATTGACCCGCGTGGTGATCGTCTGGACCGCCGTCGCGATATCACCATCGATCTGAGCGCTGATGGTCGCGATCTGCTGCGCGAGCACATTTGTCTCGGTCTGGAGGATCGTCCGAACCTCGTCGATGCGTGCGCCATATTCCTCGGCGGTGATCAAGTTGGCGGACGCGGCGTCAGAAAGGCGGACGATCATCTCCTGCACTTCGGAGAGCCGCTCGTTGACGGACCCGAACACCTCGTCGGCGGCAAAGCTCAGCGAGAGCAGGAACCGCGACATCTCGTCGAGCATCTCGGGTGTGATCGTGTCCGGCGGCACGCTGTTCGCGACGGCCGCGATGTCGACGATCTGCGCGCCCGTAGCCTCCGCCGTCGACACCCAGCCGGTCCACGTCGTGTCACGCTCTGGAACCGTGATCGGGAGCGCTCGAGCCTCGTACTCCGCTTCTCCCATCACTCCGTTCAGCCAGGTCACGGTGCCACTGCCGGGCAGCACGTGCCTGTATTCCAGAGGCACGGTGTCGCCGATACGGCGGTACTGAATCAGGATTTCCCGGACAGTCGGATCATCGATCGGCGTGTAGGTCGCCATCAGACCCGGACGTTGGGCACCGGTGAGAGAGGTGGCGACGGCCGTCTGGATGATGAAGTCCTGGACCGCGGTGAACGTGGAGTTACCAGCGGCCACCGGTTTCGGAGCCAACGGATCGAGCTCGTCGACGGCGGGATTCCAGGCGTAGATGCTCTCCGAGATCTCGCGCAGCTCCACGACCGTCGTCAGGTCGCGCTGCAGGGCCGCCTTCAGCACCCTCCACTTCGTCGAAACGAACCCGTACCGGTCGCTGGTCCAGGTGATCCAGTCACCCGCCTCGAGGAGGCAACAGCGCGCGCGCAGCGTCACGGTGATGCTGCGCTGATACCGCCCCTCGCGCCGGAAAATCTCGAGCGTGCGCTGCCCCTGGGTCCCGGACGTCACATAGCGCAGGTCGTAGGAGGTATTGAGCTCCGATCCGTAGTCAGCCGCCACATCGTCGGGAGACTGGCGGATCGGCAGCGCGTTCGGCTCGTAGTCGAGGGCCGGATCCGAGAACTGCCCCGTCACGATGTTGGTGAGGGAGGTGACCGACAGCTTGGGCAGGTACGAGAGCGGCTCGTCTGAGATCAGGTCCGCATCCGAAATCGTCATCACCGACGACTGCGCCACACCCGGGAAAATGCGGATCACACCGCCGCAGTCGGCTTCCGTGCCCGCCATCGCGGCGAGGAAATCGTTGCGGACGCGGCCATGATCGGTCCCGACGACGATCCAGCCATTGGCGCGATACCGCTTTTCGGCCCCGCCGCCCTTCAGTCCGACGTCCTCGTCGCAGGCGTTGGCCGCGGCGGTCCACTGCGCGACCGGCATCGAGCGCGCCGGCGTATTCATGCCCGCGAGGCGCTGGCCGTTGACGAAAATGCCGCGGCGGTAGTTGTACCAGACGACGACCGGGTTATCGGTCCACTCGTAAGTGTCGGGCTGCCCCCAGCGGTGCGAACCAGAGCCGCCGGCCGTGCTGTCCTTGCGCCAGTCGTAGAATTTGGCGGCTTTGATAATGAACCGGAACGAAGGCCGCCCGTCGGCGAACAGCTTCTCCGAATACTTCATCGTGATGCGGACGTAGCAGACGCCGCGGCCGCGATGCTTAGAGGTCCAGTTGTCGTTGTGGGCGACAAGGTCGCTGTCGGCCGCCTGGTCGAAGTCGCCGGCGTGGAACGAGATCCACATGGCGCCCGGATATTCCGCGACCGTCCGGCCCGATGCCCACGCCGTCGACACTTCGCTGCCCAGCGTGAGCGCCTTGCCGGTGGCGATCACACCGACGAGGCTGTCGCACTCGACGTCGGCGAGGGCGTACACGAGCTCGACGTAGTCGTTCCCGTTCGGACCGAACGTGTTCTGGTATTTGAACGAGCCCTCGGTTGCGACGGTGCCGACCGGGATCTCGCGCGGCTCGTTGGTGTCGTACTGCGTCGAAAGCTGTTGACCGCGCACTCCGCCGGTCCCTGCTCCCGACGTCGTCTTGGTCTGGTCGAGCAGATACGACGCGCCGATCGACAAGCCGACACCGATGAAGGCCTTGCCGACGGCTGTCGCCGCGAGGCCCCCGATGGCGCCACCGATTGACGGTGCCGCGGCGCTGATGAGGGAGCCGACTACGACTTCCATCAGCCCACCTTGAACGCGCGCTTGGCGTGGGCCATCGGCATCACGACCCAGCCTTTATCCAGATCACGGGTGTGCATCTCAGCGCCCATGCAGATCGCTGGAGAGGCGACCGGAGAGGCGACCTCGCCGAACACGAGATCGCCGCGCCGCGCCAGCATCGGCGGGATTTCAGGGAACAGGGCTTCGGTGATCCCAACCATGTCGCTGAAGCCTGCGTGCCGGATGGCGCGGAGAGCGCCGCCGCGGCTGCGCCATTTCCAGCGCGGCCGCAGATGGGCGAGCGGATCGACACCGGTGACGGCTTCCACCGACGCCGCGAACAGCGAGGCGCAGTCGAAGTCGCACCAATCGAAGTCGTGCGCGCGATGCAGATCGTGCGTGGCGATCAGCCGTTCCGGCCAATCCCACAGGCGGGTCAGTTCGAGCATCAGATCAGAACCACTTGTCTATGAGCTTCGCGAGCCCGGTCGGCTTGGGCTGCTTTTGCGGCCTGCTGCCCCAGTTCATCGTCTCGGTGATCGCTGAGTGGGCGAACTCGAAGAAGGCGTCGTCCGGGTCCCGCGTGCGCTGGTCGGTGTCGGAGCGTGTCCTGGCGAACGTGCGCGAGATTTCGCGTGACGCAGACTCGCACGTGACCGTGATGGTAGAGGTCCCGCCCGCCGTCTCCTCCCAGGCCATCGTGTCCATGAACCCCACGAACTCCGGCACGACATGCAGCACCTGCGGCGCTCCGACGGCGATGATGGCGCGCTGCACGGTGATGGGGCGCTGATGCCAATCCTCGAGGTTGATCTCGGCGACGACTGCGCTATCGAGCCCTGAGAAGACGATATCCATCTTCGGCACGCCGGCGCCGAGCTCGGAGACGACGCCGCTCACGGTGAACCGGCCCGCAGCGCCTAGGTAGGTGTCTCCCTCGAATACGATCGAGCCGACGTCGTCCCACAAGCAGAGCGGGCCGCCATCAACTTCGGCCCGCACGAGACAGCGGACCCCGAACCGGCCGCTATCGAGAGCAGCCAGCGCATCAGCGTGGATTGTGCGCATGTCAGTATGTCTGGATCGCGGTAAACGACACGGTCGCGGATTGGCCGGCCTGGTAGCTGGCCTTGATGGAGGCCGCATCGACGGACGCCAGGCAGTAGGGTTTGACGAGCGTGGCCGTCACGGCGGTGGCGACGCCGAGCGGCACGGTGGGTTCGATCGCAATCGTAGCCACCCCGCCGCCGCTGCCCGTCGAGGCCTCCACCACACGATGAAGAGCGCGCGAGGAGGCACCGATCGGGTACGACACCATATCGCCGTTCGAGAACACGAAGGACGCCGGCAGCGTGGTCAGCTCGATCGTGTCACGTTGCGCGCCGATAGCATTCAGCGTGCAGGTGCCATCGAATGACCCGCCCCCAGCGCGGGAGAGGCCTGCGAAGCCATCCCGGTAGTGTTTCGGATAACGCCTGAGCGGATGCCACAGCTTGAACAGCCTGCTGCCGCCTCTCAACGTCTGCAGCCAGGTTTCGAGCTCGAGCGCGGCCTCGTGGCTGAGCTCCATCGACGTCATCTGGGCGACCCAGAGCGCCGAGCCGAGGTCAGCGACCTGCGGCTGCGCCCCCCGGGACGTCCGGCGGGTCTGCATGAACTCGGGCTGGAACGACAGCGCCCGGAACGGCTGGAATCCGTTGATCTCCGGAATGTCGCGCGGGAAAGAGATCACCATCAGACGCGGTTCCTTTGCCGGCCGTCTCGCACTGTGTTGAGGATCGTCGCCGGCAGCTCCCGCTGGATTTGCCTCAGGGCTGCCTCAACCCGCGCAAGCGCTGCCGCATCTGCTCCCGGCGCATGGATCGTTATGGGCATGCTCACATTGACCGCGCCTCCTGCGCTCTCGCCGTTGCGCACCACGCGCTCACCTCGTTCCAGGATGGCGGGCACCTCGTTCGGCAGAAGGCCGGCGATTCCGCCGCCGTGGTAGCGCGGTGCCCCGTCGAACACGGATGACGGAACGCGCCGGCTGAGCCCGCTCGGCTGCCCGGCGATGCCGCCGCGGTGATAGGCGGGCACCACGCTCGTGAGCCAGTCGCCGAACGACGTGCTGCCGCCCCAACCCGTGAGCGTGTCGGTCGCGGAATGGCCGGTGGCGCCTTTGGCGACGGCTTGCGAGAACGGCTGGAAAAAGGCGGAGAAGCCTTGATCCATGGCCATGTCGAGGAAACGGTCGGCCAGCCGGTTCATGGCGTTTGCGAGCGCCTCGGTTGCGGACACGCCGTCCCGCATGTCCCGGATGAAGCCGGACGCGAACTCCTTCGAACTGTCCTGGCTGATCCGCATCACCTCGTTGAACCGGATCTGGCCGGCGATCAGCTCAGCCTGAGACCCGACGATCTCGCCGTTCGTCAGAATGCCGAGGGAGTTCAGGCGGCCGTAGACGTTCTGCTCGCGCTCCGAGCGCCCCATCTGCGCGCGCTCGAACGCGAGATCCTTGAGGGTGCTCTCCTGCTGGATGAGCCGGTTCAGCTCGGCCTGCCATTTGACGCGATCCTCCATGATCTTGAGGTGGCCGCGGTCGTAGGCGTTGCGGTCGCCCTCGGTGCGCAAGGCTTCAGCCTCCAACTGCTGGCGAGTCTGAAGCAAGGCGAGCTCTCGCTCGCGCGCTGACGCAGTCTGGCCAACCAGAGCCAACTCGGCGCGGGCCTGCTCGACACTGTGATCGGAGGCGATGAGACGTTGCTCGTTTGCGCGCCGCACCGCCTCCCGACCTTCGGCCAGCACGCGGTCCCGCGCGAGCGATGCCTTTTCCTCTGCCGTGGAGTAGTCCTCGCGGCGCGCACGCTGGAGGGTTTCCTGGTAGGCGATCTCTGCCCGCTGTGCGGTGCTACGAGCCGCAATATTCTGCAGCGCGATTGTGTGGTCCTCGCGCGCAAGTTCGATGTTGGTCTTGTAGTAGGCGATCCGGCTGGCCAGGAGCTCAGTCGCTTTCTCCGCCGCCGCGACTGTGGGGTCGTCCAGTCGCCCCCGGACATTGGGGTCCTTCAGGTTCTCGGTGAGGCGCTTGAAATCATCCTGCATCCGCTGCCGATCTGAGAACTCCGGCAACATCTTGCGGGAGAAATCTCCGACCCAGTTGCTCTCGCGAACGTTCACGGACTCGGCGGCGGCCGCCTTGGCCTTCTCAATCTCCTGCGTCAGCTTGACGACGTTGTTGACCGCCTCCCAGTATCTATCGCCGGTCAACCAGCCGAATAGGCCATTCTCCAGGTTTGAGTTGTCCCGCATGGCAGCTTTCGAGCGCTCGAGTTGCTCCTCGAGAGTGCCGCCACCCGCCGCCCGATCGGCTAGCTTCGCGAACTTGTCCCAATAGTCGGACATCGCCTCGGTGGTACGGTGCCATGCCCGCTCAAGCATGTTCGTGGAGCCGGCACTGGAGACGATCCCACGCTCCAAGCCTTCAAGCAGCAGCTTTTGCGCGTCCGTAAGGTTGTTCTGCGCCGCCAGGCTCTTGATGAGTTGGCGCGTGCGGTCATCATAGACGCCGAGCCGCTTGTTGAGGTCGTCGACGCCACGCGCTGGATCCGCAAAGGCAGCGGCCATCCGCTCCGTTGCAGCCGTGAGGTCCTCGCCAAATGTCTTCGCAATTCGGCGACCGATGCCGATGATGTCCTCCGAGACTTCTGCCGAGATCGCGCCGGTTCCCACCAACGCGAGTGCCATAGCGCGGGCTTGACCCACGGTAGCCACGCCAGCCTCACGAGCCGCAGCGGCTATCGCCTCGATATCCGTCGCGGTCACGCCCGACATGCGTCCAATGCCGCTAAGCGCGGTTTCTACCTCAATTCCCCGATTGATTGCCGAGTTGAGCGCCGTGGCGGCTGCGACGCCAAAGCCGACGACGGCCGCAGTCACGAGCCGCAGCGGCGTGATCATGCCGACGATCGTGTCCTTGAGGTAGGAGAACGAGCCGCGCACGCCGCCCTGGCCGGTGGCCAGGATCTGGTAAATCTGGCCGACCTGCGTCGCGAAGATGCGCATGGGATCCATGCCGAGCGCCGCCATGGTGGCAACGTCGTTGATCTGGAATGCGAGGTTGGTCATCGCGAACGACGAAAGCGCGGCCTGGCGCCCGGTGGTCTGGAGCGTGCCGCCGAGGCTCGACATGCCGCGGATGAGGCGCTCGTTCATCTGCTGCGTCGCGAGCGCCGCGGCGCCCATCGACGACATGCCCGCCGACATCCGCGTCGAAGCCTCCGCCGCGGCCGCGGCACGCGCCGCCACGGCGTCAAAATTCCCGAAGCTCGACATACCTGCAATGAGGCGCTCCGTCTCCTTGCGGGCGGCCAGCGCAGCCGCGCCGATCGACGAAAGCCCTGTCGCGATACGTCCTGACGCGGCCGCGGCGGCATCGGCCTGCGCCTTCTGCAGGATTGCGGGGACGGCGTTCGCAGAGGTCATGCCGGCAATGAGCCGCTCGCTCTCTTTCCGCGCCTCGAGCGCCGCGGTCCCGATTGCCGACATGCCCACGGCGATCCGGCCTGCCGCCGCCGCGGCGGCATCGGCTTCGGCTCTCTGAAGGATCGCCGGAACCTTGCTGGCGCTCGCCATGCCAGCGAGCAGGCGATCGCTCTCGCGCTTGGCTTCCAACGCCGAAGCCCCGATGAGGGACATGCCGGCCGCGATGCGGCCTGATGCTGCGGCGGCCTCTGCGGCCCATTTCGAGAACTGGTCGCCAGCACCCGCTGCCGCCAGCTTGGCGTTGAGGGTCTCAACCTCTCGCGCCAGGCCTGCATAGCCTCGCCCAGCGACCACGGCGGCGTCGGCCGTGCGGCCGAACTTGGCATAGATGCCGTCGAGAATGACACCGGTCCGCTCGATCGGCACCACCCCCGTCTCGACACCGCGGCCGAGCGAGTTGATGGCGCTCTCGAACTTCGCCGTCTGTGCGTAGCCGGTCACATACTGGCGCGACAGCTTCTCGAGGACGTTCCCGGCCTGGCTGATCTTCTGGTAGTTGGTCGCGACAGCCGCGCCGAGCTGGTTGGACGAAGCCGCGCCGGCGCGGTCCGCCGCGATCTTCTGGTCCATGCCGGCTTTGTAGCTGCCAGCCTCGAAGGACGAGCTGACGCGGAGCTCAGAGAGCTTTTGCACCATGTGCTAGGTTCCCGTCCTCTTGGAGTTTTCTTCGAGGTAGACGAGCCATTCCGCATCGATCGCCTTGAAGAGCGTGCGGAATATCTCGAAATCGGCGCCCGCGATGCCGTGGTCGCGGGCGTAACGGCTGATCGCCGAGTAGGTCACGGGATGCACGCCGCCCAACGCGCCGTAAGAGCGGTCGAAGCGCAGCGCATCCCAGGCGCGCCAGTAGAGGTCGTGCCAATCGTGCGGAGCGGCCTCCTCGGGCCGCTCCGGAATCTCGATGTCAGCGAACTCGTCGGGGTATTCCGCGGCCAGCCCCTTGACCCAGTCGCTCGCGCCTTCCTGGCTCAGGCGCCAGCGGAAGGCCGCGCGGAGTTTTTTATGGCCACCTCGACGAACTCGACCTCGCGCTTCGCCACCTGGCCGGCGCAGTACTCCACAGCGGTGACCACATCCCGGTATTCCGGATCGGACAAGGTTTCGAGGGCCACCTCGGACGAGTACTCCACGTCCAGTCCGTCCCAGCCGTGCAGGATGTGGCGGCAATAGAGCTTGCCAAACTCGACGTCCCGTTCCACCGGGGGCACCGGTGCGCCCTGGTACTTCTTCGCGAACTGCTGCAGCAGCAGATCGCGCGCCGTTTCGTATGCCGGCGAATGGAGCGAGGAGACGTTGAACCTGACGCCTTCCCACTTCGGGTACGGGATCCACTCCCCCTCAATCTCCCGCTGGGTGTCGGCCTTCAGCGAGGCGAGCTTGACGACTTTCTTCGGCTTTTCGGTTTTGGTTGCCACGATTAGTTCTCCCAATATTCGAGGCGGTCGAGAATGATATGAGCGTTGGTGAGCGGATCCATGCTCGCCATACTCTGCAGCGGCACGGTCACGCGCTGGTTCTTGGCACCGGCCGACGGCGAGCCGTCGGTGAAGGTGAGGCGGGGCACCGCGAAGATGGTGGCGCGGCCATTCTTGGCCGCCCGGATGTTGATGTTGCTCGGAGTGCCCTCGAGCAGCTTCGTGAGCATCGCGCCCGACCCGAAGAAGGTTTCGATCGAGACGGAGACATCGCAGCCGCCGTTTCCGATATCGACGCCGCCCACATGCCCCACCGCCGTGTCGACGCGCAGGTTGCGATTGATCGAGATCGACGCAGACCGGATGAAGTTCGGCCCGGCGACGGCCACACCGCCTTCCGCGATGCGGCCAACGTTGACGTTCGACGCCATGATCGGCTCGCGGGGCGCTGGATCGGGCGACGCATCGAGCGGCGTTGTCGTCAGTTGGCCGGAGAGCCCGCTGAAGGTCACCTGAGCCGTAATCTTCTGCTCGGTCGCGAACGTGAACTCGCCCTGCCCGGCCACCATGCCCCCCTGGATGATGTAGCTCGGCACGTCCTGACCAAGGAAACCGCGCTCGACCGTCAGCGATTTGCGTGTGACGCCGTTCTTGAGCTGATCACCGAAAAACACCCTGACGGTTTTGCCGGTGCCGGCATCGGTGGCCCAGCCAGTGGGCAGGTTGTCGAGCGTCAGCTTGTGCTGGGCGATCGCGATCACGCGCGCCCAGTTGTTGCAAGCTGCGGTGCCGAAGCGGAAGCCCGCCCCCGTGCCACCGATCTTAATCCACCCGCCGACCAGGAGACCGAGGGTGGTGAAGTCGAGGGTGGTCGACTCGAGACCGTCGGCCACGGCCTCGATGTCTCCCGAAGCGCCTTCGAAGCCGACCACCTTCATGCGGGCGCCGGCGGCCGGCGAACCCTCATCGGCGAGCGTTGCGGCCGAGAACGCCGGAACGGTGGCGGAGGCCGTCGTGCACCTGTTGAGGCCGTTGTTGGCCGCATTGCCGAAGCCGGTGGTGCGCACCAGGTGCCCCACCGCGAACGTCGAGCCGTTGGCGACGGTCACCACCCCGGTCGAAGCGGTGACATCCGTGATCGCGCTGTCTGCAACGCCGTCGTTGTCCCGGAACGGCGTGTTGACCCACGTGCTGCGGAACAGCGACTGCAGCACGTTGGACGGTGTGGTCTGGTCCGCGGGGTATGCGAACTCGTAGTTGATGGGCCCCTCGTTGGTCTCGTTGACCTTGATGGGGTCGTCGTTCATCTCGTCGTCGCGGATGGCGTCCGACTGGACGAAATTAGGCACGAAGCGCAGGCCTTCGCCCGTGAGCGTCATGACCCGCATGCGCGGGTTGTCCGGCGTGACGCCGAGCGTGTCCTCAAGGACGGCTGAAAAGCGCATACGGTTTGAGTCGGTCAACGGAGCCTCCTGCTCGGTTTGTCGATGGGTTTGGTGCGGCGACGAGCGATGAGGCGCGCAAAGCAAAACGGCCGCGCATCGCCCGCGCGGCCGTCACAGCCTCAGAAAGAAACGGTGCTACTGACAGGGCTCCCAGACGCCGGCGCGCAGGTGCCCGTGCCACTTGCAGGGATTGAGCACGCTCGGATGCAGCGTGATCTCGTCCGGCTTGCCGACTGTGCCGCCGGCGTACATCCAGCCATTCGGGCCGATCGGGAGATAGCTCTCGAGCCCGCACCCGCACGGACAGATGAAGGCGATGCCCGAGGACAGGCCACAGTGGCGCACCTCGATCGCGCCAGGAATGTCCTGCGCATCCTCAATGCGGTCGACGCGCGTCGCCCTCAGCATGACGTCCACACTCCATCCTTTAGCCAGCCGTGCCAGTGCCCCACGTGATGCACTGAGGGGCGTGAGCGTGGGCGCCTCGAGCGATCCGTTCCACTCCCACGTCGCACGGTCCTCGGCGGTGTGCGACGGCTTGTGTCCGATGCCGACACGCAGCGCGCCGATCTGGCGGCACCCGCACGGGCAGCAGTACCAGAAATAGTCGCCCTCGACCCGAAACGAGCCTGCCACGCGGCCCATCTCGTACTCGTCCTCGAAGGACGCCTCGTCCGCGATGTGCTGCGCCCGGGCAGGCAGCGTCTTGACCTCAGCCATCGCCCACCCCCATCCAATACCCACTCCCCGCGAACACGGGGTCAACGCGCGCGGTGCTCAAGAGGCCCGCGTCGATGTCCGCCGCGAGGAAAGCAAACGCGCCCGTCTCCCGCTCTGCCACGAACCTCAGCACATCGCCCGGCAGAGACACCAGATCGGCGCTCACCTCATCCAGTGCGATGGCGAGCCAGTATCCCGGCAGCACGGCGCGCGGAGACACCAGCGCATCGCCCTCCCACACCGCGTCTGCCGTCACCACCGATACGGGAGCGATCACACGAGAGCCGTCCCACGCGCCATCGATGCAGTAGACGGGGAGAGCGGCCTGTGCGGCGGCCTCGTCGGCAAATCTCAGGACGTGATCCATCATGCCGCCACCTTCGAGATGAGAGCCGCCATTTGCGATTGAGAGCGCAAACCGGGGAGCATCACGATGCGCTCGATATAGCCGTTGAAGGGCTGCCCGCCTGCCCCGGAGTTCGCGCCAATCTGCAAGCGGGTCGCGTTGACGCCCGTAAAATCAAGTGTCGCACCGCTTGTGTATCCACCGCTCGATGACGCGACGCGTTGTAGAGTGCCTGCAATGCTCCAGGAGCCTGCCCATGTATCAGTTGCGGGGTTGGCCGCCATAGTGGCGGTAACAGACGTGCCGTTTCCGCCTAGCTCGCGAGCAGTGCCGGAACGTCGCAAAAGCAGGCCATTACCTGCCCCGTAAGCTCCGGCATCGTTGTACGCAGCGATCACCTGATTGCTGGCAGATGGCGCGTAAACTGTGCCCCTGCCGATGATCGTCCCCGCCGCGATTGGCAGCCCTGAGATGTTGCCGAGATAGATGTTGTCCGCCGCCCTCGTGACCGTGCTGGCTCCCGTGGGGATGTAAGTCGACGGGAACGCGGCGGCTTCGAGCTGCGCGCCCCACTCGCCGCGAACGCCCCCGTCAACGCGAGCAGTGGTCGCGTCACCACTGGCAGAACATGACATAAATCGATAGCTAGTTTCCCCCGCCATCGAACCTGTAAACCAGCATAAATACCAGCCATTCGACAGCGCGCGGATGCCGCGCTCGTTGGCGACCCCGCCGCCTACTACGTTGAATGCGCCCGCCGCGCCTGTCGATAAATTAAACCACGCCCGAACGCCACTTGTGTTGCTAGAGTTAAAAATGCTTAGGCGTACCCAATCATGACTTTGTCGCTTAACGATACGGAAAACACTCACAGTCGCGCCGCTTGAAACGGTCACAGCCTGAGCCAATTCAGTGCCGCTGGTAGACGTGTCCGTAATGATCGCGCCTTGCAACAGCCCGTTTGGCGCGATTAATTGGTTGTCTAGCGCCGTGCATAACGTCTTGGTCCACGCCCCGCTCTCGAATTCCTGGCTGCGCAGAAGGAGGTTCGTGCGCGCGCCCTCGACCAACAGCCCTCGATTGGTGATCCGCAACGCGTTACTGCCAAACCATTCGAGCGAGCCGTCCAGCCTCGCCGCATAACCTCCGGATGCGCGCGAGCACGTCAGCAGAGACGAGACGGGCTGAGACGCGCCGAGATACCACGCTCGGTTGTTCTGGGCGTCGATATCGAGCGCAGGCAGTTCTCCCGTATCCGGGTCTCGGATCAGCCAGGAGGGCGTGCCTCTCCTCCGTCGCCAGAGGAGGATGTCGGAGAGGTCGTCAGGCATCGGTGGCGACAGCCACAAAGGTGCCAGAGGCCGCGTCAGCGAGGCGCATGTAGAGGTTTTCGCCAGCGCCAACCTTGACCGGATGCGTGTCCCCGCTGCGGAGATGGTGGCCCGCCGCGTTGGCTGCAGGCTCCGACCCTGCAACGCGATAGACGATCGATGTGTACCGCGGCGCGCAGAGATTAATGTCCTTTGGGCCGGCCACTGCCAGTGCCCAATTCGTTGTGACGTTGTAGCTGGTCGTTGCCATTCCCGGTCTGCCTCCTCGTCAAAACCTACTCGTCGCGGTCCCATGCGACCGAGCAGGTCATGCGGTAATACTGCCCGTCCTGCGTGCCCGGCTCGGTGCCGCCCAGCGAGGCGTCCCCGAACGTGACACCGCCGATATCCTGCCCGCGAAACAGCACGGCCAGCGCCTTGGCGTGCTGGCGCGCCAGGCGCGTGCCCGTGCCCGAGGGCACCAGCACGTGCATCAGGAGTTGCCCTTGCTCGCGCCACACGTTGTCAGCGGGCTCCTCCTCACCAATCGAGGCCTGGCCAAACATGTCGCCGTAGACCTCGACGAAGACGAACGGGGCGGGCGTCGCTGGCGTCGGCCAGTCCTCGTTCTCGAAGACAAGCGGCGTCGCGGTCCAGAGCGCTTTCAGACGCTGCTCGACCACGTCGTAAACCTCGATGCTCGACATCAGTCCGCCCTGTTTATGATCAGTGCCGGGTAGGTGATCGGCATGCCGGGCTGGCGATCCGGCCGGCGGCTCGATCGATCTCGATTGCGCGAGCGTTGTAGAGCGCCCTTCAGGATGTAGGGCACACCAGGATGCAGGCCCCCGCCCACGTTGAGGAAGCGGTCCTCACAGACGAAGGCGCCGCGGAACCGCCGCTCGATGACCATCCGCGTCTTGCGGAAATGACCGGCGCCCGGACCGTTCGAGCTGCGGCCGCGGCCAAGCGCACCTACTTCCATCTTCCGCGTGTACGGCCGCACGTTGAGGATCGCGACCTCGGCGTCCGCCGGAATGTCAGTGAAGCTCTGCACGATCCGGCCGTTCACCAGCACGATGAACCCGCCTGAGTACCGCCCGGAACGCACCGGCACGCGCTTGCGGAGCTCAGTGAGCGCCGTCGAGATCACCTGCGGCCAGTGCGTGAAAACGTAGACGATCGGCCCGGGCGGCGTGACGGCGTCCTCGCTCAGCCCGCGCCGGCCGTTCACGATCATCTCGTACATCGCGCTGCCGGAGCCATCTGCGAGCGCCTTGCGCAACTCCTCCCGCGCAAAGCGCGCCAGCTCCTTGGCGATGGCGTCCGGCTCGAGACCGGCCGTTGCCACCTTGATATCGCGCTCGAAGGTCTCGAGCCTGCCGCTGACGACGGACACGCTAGCCGCTCACCAGCAGGATGATCCGAACGACGATGTTCTGTACCTCGATCGAGCTTGGAAACTCGATGTTCCGTTCGCGGCCTTCCGTCACGATCTTGTCGCCCTTTTTGAGGGGAAGAAGTGCTGCGAGGCCGGTCGGGCTCAAGACGACGCGGGACCATGTCTGGTCGATCGCACCCACGAGGTCCGCGGCTCTCAACGGACGGACGGCCGCCGGCACGGCGTCGATGTCAGTCTTTGGCCGAGGCGTCCCGGTCGGCGCGCCATACCGGCGAATGGTGATCGTCGTTCCACGCCGGATCAGGGCTTGGTCGAGATCCGCGATCAATTCGGCCGGCGTCATGCGAAGGCCGAATTCCGGAAGCGCAGCAACTGCCCGGCCACCACGTCAGGCACCGCGCCTTCGGTGCTTTGGCCCGGCACCGCGCCGACCCAGTACTCGCGCTCGCGGCGCTCGACGTCTGGCATATCAATCACCTCCCGCTTGAGGGCGGGGTCTCTCGTCTTCTCGGCCCACGCCAGGCGCAAGAAGTCGCCCGCCGCCATTTTGAGCTCGGGCGGCACCTCAGCGAACCCCGCCTTGTAGACGACAACGATCCGCCCTCCTCGCCAGATGGTCGGAACGTTGCCGTCGAGGAGGTGCAGGAGACCCGCTTCCGGTTCGGCAAGCACCGCCTCGACATCGCGTGCCACACCATCGACCGTAACGCTCACGATCTCGACCTCGTGACGGCGGGCGAGGACCAGCACGACGGCATTTACGCCGAAGAAGGTCTCGGTCAGCGTCTCCTGCTTCAGCGTCGGCGGCGCACCGCGGCCGACCGCGACGTGGCACTCCGCCATGATCGCGGCCGCCACGCGCGCCTCGGTGGCCTGGAGCGCAGCATCGGAGCCAGTGCCCGTCACGCCGGCGGCGGTGCGCATCTCCTCGATCGTCAGGAGGAGGAGATCGGCGGCGGGTGTAGTGACGGTGAGTGAGCGCGGCATGCGACCTCTATTTCAACCTTACGGGCTTGTGCGGCTCATCTGACCTGACGACCGCATCCTTTCCGTCACGCCCACGCTTAACGGCCAACCGCCATCCCTTGCCACCTTCCGGCTTCTGGTTCGTCGTTTCCTGCGCGATCCAGAAGGAGCCGGCCCAGGTGACACCATCGCCCTTCTGGTATTCGCCTTCGCGCCAGACCCCGCGATCGAGAACAACGGCCATGGAGTGGCGGAATTCCTTCACGTCCGCGCCGCGCGCATACCGGCGGATAATGGTGCGCCCGTCGTCGGCAAGCTCCTCCGTCATGTCGTCGTAGCCAAAGCCATCCCGCGGTTTGGGGATGGCGGCCACGGCCTCCGTGATCATTCTCTGCACTTCGGCCGGATCGACATCTTTCCCGACCACCGCGCCAAGGTTCTGCGTCGTTCCATCGGTCAGGGTTGCCACGAGATTGCCCTCGCGGTTGATCAACGTTGCCGCCACACTGACCGGACGCGGCATCCTGCCGACCGCCTCGGCCACCATCCGCTCGA